GTATTATAGGATGTATGCAATTACCAATCATTGAGATTGAACGATTGGAAGCTGGTATGGGAGCACACTCAACAGATTCAACCACCAATCCTGAAAAGAAACATTTGAAATTCAAATGGAAACAAAAGGATTTAGAGTTTAATACTTGGGAAATTGCTCACTTTAGATTACTTGGTGATGATAGAAGACTTCCTTATGTTACTTCTATGTTAGAAAAAGCTCGTCGTATTTGGAAACAATTATTGTTATCTGAAGATGCAATGTTGATTTACAGAACATCAAGAGCACCTGAAAGACGTGTATTTAAAGTATTTGTTGGAAACATGGATGATGCTGATGTTGAACCATATATCCAAAGATTTGCCAATAAGTTTAAGAGAAGTCAAACGGTTGACCATAAGACAGGTAATGTGGATATGAGATTTAATCAAATGGCGGTTGACCAAGATTATTTTGTTCCAGTTAGAGATACTGCACAGGCAAGTCCTATTGAGACATTACCAGGAGCCGCAAACCTATCAGAGATTGCCGACATTGAGTATATCCAAAAGAAATTGTTAACTGCTCTTCGCGTTCCTAAAGCATTTTTAGGTTTTGAAGAAACTGTTGGTGATGGTAAGAACTTATCATTACAAGATATTCGTTTTGCTCGTACTATCAATCGTATTCAAAAGAATATGATTTCTGAATTAAATAAAATTGCAATTATACATCTATTCATTTTAGGTTTTGAAGATGAAATATCAAACTTTACATTAAGTTTAACAAATCCATCAACTCAAGCTGATTTGATGAAAATTGATGTATGGAAAGAAAAAATTCTATTGTATAAAGATATGGTTGCTGACCCTGGTAGTGGTGTTGCCGCAGTGTCTATGTCATGGGCAAAGAAACATATTCTTGGGTTTTCTGATGATGAGATTAAACTTGATTTACAACAACAACGTATTGAAAGAGCTGTGGGTGAAGAACTTAAGAAAACTGCTGAGGTCATTACACATACAGGTATATTTGATAACTTAGATAAGTTATATGGTAAGAAAGAAGGTGAACCAGCTGGAGCACCTACTGAAGGAGGGTCTACAGATACAGGAGGTGGATTAGGAGCACCACCTGATTTAGGAGGAATGGGAGATATGGGAGGAGAATCACCGGCACCACCTGAATCACCATCACCACCCGCAGAAGGGGGTGCATTACCTGAAAACAATGAAAGAAATAAAGAAAATTTAAATATTATTTTAGAAAATACGGGAATGTTAAATGAAGATGATATTATAAATCTAAGTCGAGTACAAGAATCCTTAGGAGAAATGGGTAATCAATTGGATAAACTACTTAAAGGTTGATATTTATATAAAAAAATATAGATATGAGATTCGGATTAATAAAAACATTAGTAGAAAATAAATTAATTGATTCCTTTGTTAAAGGAACTCTTAAAACTGATATGAGACTTTTTGAAAGAAAATTACTTAAAAATAGTGATTTTTGTAAATTAATGTCGATATATGATAATTTAAAAGAAAATAAAGAATTAGATAAAGAAACCGCAACTTATTTGGTTGATGATTTATCTAATGAATTTAGACAAATTAAATTATCTGAGAATACAGTAAGTTTTGTTAAAAGTTGGACTAAAGATATTGTGCTTGAAAACAAATACAAAACAATTGATGAACTATTTTATGGTGACTTACTAAAACCTGAAAAGAAATCAATTGCTAAAAAATCAATTGTTGAGTCTTTAGGTAAAAAACCAATACTTAAGGAAAATAAACCCTCGAATGTCCCAATTAGTTCAATGTTAAAAGTTGCTAATAAGACTGCTGAAAAATATTTAGAAAACTTAACTGAGTCTGAAAGAAATTCTGTAAAAGAAGTTTTATCATCAAATAATGAGAATTTAAAAACAAAATTTACTGAATTAAAAGAAACTGCAATTCAAAAAATTGACACTCTTATTTCTGAATCAGATGAAGAATTATCAAAAGTTTTATTAGAAACAAAAGAAAGACTTACAAATGTAAAACATTCTAAAAAAGAATATATTAAGTTAATGAATTTAACTCAAAATTTATAATTCATTATTTTTTGAATTTTTATAAATAGCATCGTTTAAAATCTGACGTTTTATGTCAGATTTTTTTTTGTAGTTTTTTCTGTTTTGTAACTCTACAATCATTTTAGTTTTTAAAACTTTTGACTTAAAGTTTTTTAAAGATTTTTCTAAATCGTTATTTTTAACGGGAATTATTAACATTTTGACAACTCGGTTTTTGTTGATTATTATTACTTACATAAATAAACGAAGATATGAAAAACTTGTAAATGAAAAAAGGAAAAAGTTGTGTGGTTAGAGGATATAAACAAATAAAATGTTCATATGGTACGGTTGACTCAAAAAATTTAAAATCAATTTATTTAAATATTCAATCTTGGGTCAAACCAAAAACACACGAAGAAAGTTGGAATAGAATTGTATCAGTTTTTAATAAAAATATTAAAACAAATTTAATAGAAATTATCGACAATGAATTATTAAATGAAAAATTTATAGTTGATTTAGATTTAAGAACAAGTGGGATATCTGTTAAAAAAAGGTCTTTCATGAATTTAGAGGTAACATTGTTTTTGAAAAAAGATATTGATTTTAAATCTACTGAGTTAAAAAATTCTATTAAAAATATTATAAATTATATTGAAACAGAATCGTTTAAAAAATCAAATTATTTTAAATTTTATCTTACAAAATCGAGTAAAACAAAAACAATCGATAAAATAGAAAGTATTTAATATTTATCTATAAAAGATAAAATGCAAAATTACAAAATATTAGGTCCAAGAGAAATTGGTAAAGGTATTTTAATTGAGATGGATGCTGGGTATGTTTCCCCAACAGAAAAGAATAATCAAATCTTCCTACAAGAAAGTAAGGATTTTAAAGATTATTCAAAACCATTTGAATTCTACGCCGTTCTACAAAAATACAATACGCCAAATAGAAACGGTAGAACATATCCTGAAAGAATTTTAAAGAGAGAGTCTGAAAATTATATAAAAAATTATATAGGTAAGAAAACTTCTTTATCTGAACTTAATCACCCTGAGTCTTCATTGATAGATTTAGATAGAGTATCACACATGATTACAGAGATGTGGTGGGATGGTAATGTTCTATTAGGTAAACTATTACTTCTAACTTCACCAGGGTTTCATGAGAGAGGTATTGTGTCAACAAAGGGTGACCAAGCGGCAAACCTATTAAGATTAGGTGTAACGTTAGGTATATCATCAAGAGGGGTAGGTTCCTTGAAAAAAGTAGGTGACCAAAATGAAGTACAGGACGATTTTGAATTAATTTGTTTTGACTTAGTATCTTCACCGTCAACACCAGGAGCTTATTTATTTACTGAACCTGATGGTAGATTTGCGTTTGAAGAAAACATTCAAGAAGAAAATGAACTAAAAGCTTCTAGAACAGTTAACAAATCGCTTGATTTAATGGGAAGACTTACCGATTATTTAGGAAAATAAATAATTATGGAAATGGACGAAAAATACTTTGTGGCTAAAATCCAATACGATTTGCCAGATGAAAACACAGGAAAAATTAAAAAAGTAAGAGAAGAAAAACTTGTAAGAGGTTATTCTGTTACCGATGTCGAAGCTAAAGTTACTGAAGCTTACAAATCATTTAGTTATGATTGGAGAATTACTTCAGTAAGTGAAAGTAAAATTGACGAAGTGTTTGAGTAATCACAAAGTTTAAAAAGAATTTAAAAGGGGACGAAAGTCTCCTTTTTCATTTATATACTAAAAAAAATTAATTTTTCTAAACATCTATATATTTATTTAATAAAATAACGCACAAATGGCAGAAAAAAACTTAGTTGAAGAAGCATTAATCCAAATACAAAATTTGGAAGAAGCAATCAATGAAAACGCAAAAGAAATACTTCATTCTACAATGAAAGAAGAAATTAGCGAATTAGTAAAAGAGTCTATGAAAAATGGGGCTGAAGAAGAAGATGAATTTGAAGTTGAAGATGAAATGGTATCTGAAGAAGAATCTGAAGAGGAAGAAGACGAATTAGAATTTGAAGACGAGTCTGAAGAAGACGAATCTGAAGAGGAAGAAGACGAATTTGGAACTGAAGATGACGAAGATTCCGATGAAATGTTTGACATGTCAAATTTATCTGATATAAGTGGTGACGATGAATTCGGTTCTATGGGAATCCAAGATTTATCTGACGAGTCAATGGACACAGTTTTAAAAGCTTTTAAAGAAATGAAACCTACCGACACTTTCGAAATTAAGAAAGATGGTGATTTTATTCATTTGAAAGATGAAGAAGATGAATATCTTATTCAGACTGAATCGGAAGAAGATGAATTTGAAATGGGTGACTTTAATGAAGAAGAAGAAGAAGAAGAAGAAATCGTTTACGAAATCGAAATGGATGATAAAGCTGAAGAAGATGGTGAAACTTACGAGATGTATAGTGAAATGTATTCTGAAGAAGAAGAAGAAGAAAATGAAGAATACATGACAGAATCATCTCAATTAGTTGGATTATCAAAAGGTTTTAAATCAGAAACAAAAGAATCAACTAAAGCTAAAGTTGGAAAAGGTGGTTCAGTTGGGAAACCTAAATTTGATTATAAAAAATCAAAAGGTGGGTTTGACGAAAAGAAAACTTACGTTAATCCTACTAAAGGAACAGGTAAACCTAAGTTTGAATTTAAAGAAGATGACAGTTTTGAAATGCCGTCAAGAACTCCAAAATTATCTAAGGAAGAAGCTAAAGAAGCTTCACGTACTTACGGTATGGGATGGAGAGATGGAGCACTTAAAAAAGGTGCAAGAGCAGGACAAAATCAAGCCCGTCTTTATACTGAATCTATGGTTGAAGAACTTGAAATGTTAAAAGTTAAAAATGAAGAATACAGAAAGGCTCTAAATATGTTTAGAGATAAACTTAACGAAGTTGCTGTATTTAATTCAAATTTAGCATATGCTACAAGATTGTTCACTGAACATTCTACATCAAAGCAAGAAAAAATTAACGTTTTAAGAAGATTTGATTCTGCAGAAACTCTTAAAGAATCTAAAGCTTTATATAGAACAATAAAAGAAGAACTTGGAGGAGAATCCAAAAAGTTCATGACTGAGTCAATCGAAAAAGTAATTGATAAATCTCCACAGTCAGGTTCAGCAGTTAATCTGATTGAATCTAAGACTTACGAGAATCCTCAATTCTTGAGAATGAAAGACATTATGTCAAAAATAATAAAATAAACTTAAAAATAAAAAACCTATAAAATAAATGGGAGCATTATTAGAAAGTGGATTAGTTGGTAACATCGGTCTTAAGCACTTGAAAGTTATCAAAGAAGACACTATAAACAAATGGGACAAATTAGGGTTCCTAGAAGGTCTTAGAGGCCACCTAAAAGAAAATGTTGCACAATTGTATGAAAACCAAGCGTCACATTTGATTAACGAAGCATCATCATCATCAGATTCAGGGTCATTCGAAACTGTGGTATTTCCTATCATCAGACGTGTGTTCTCTAAATTATTGTCTAATGAGATTGTATCTGTACAAGCTATGAACTTACCAATTGGTAAATTGTTCTACTTTATACCTAAGATTCAAGGTTATTCAGGCGGTAGCGCGATTAACGGATTAAATGTTACTTCTGGTGACCACTACCAACCGGTAGGTGGTCCTGGTAACTATCCTGGTGACCCAAATGCAGGTTACACTACTGGTACAGGAACTGCTAACAACCCAACTTACGCAAAAAACCTTTATGATTTATTCTACGAAGGAACTGAGCCAGGTCTTAACCCAGCAGGTTTATTCGATTACTCTAAAGGTCGTTTCATTACTCTTACATCTGCAACTCCAACAGTTGCTTGGTCTGACGGAGCGTTGATTCCATCAGCATACACTACTAACAGTAGTGCTGAATATAGAAAAATTATTGTAGCATTATCAGGTTTTACACAAGCTGGTCTTGGTAAATTAATTGGACCAAACGGTCAAGAACAAGATACTGATGAGTTTTTGTCTAACTTAGTTCTTTATACGGATGTTGCAACAGTTGCAACTAACTTAAACACATCAACATTTACACCACTTTTATTCCGTGTTGTTACTCAAAAATATGGTCAAGGTATTGTAGGGCCAAACTCTACACGTACTCAAGCAGCATTTAACAGTACAACAACAGGTGGCAACGGTGGTTATTTCGATAACGTTTGTAACCAATCTGGTTTCATCTATTTAGAAATTGATACTCAAGTTCCAGCGTGTATCGCATGTGGACAGTCAACTCCTGATGGATATTCTGGAGCTACTTTAATTCCATCAACAACTGCTTGGAGTGGTGCTTCTGCTAATACAAACATCAAGGCTGCTTGGAGACGTTACGAAGAATTAGAATTTGAAGACAAAATTGGTGAAGTTTCTTTTGACCTTGAGTCAGTAACTGTATCTGTTACAGAAAGAAAATTAAGAGCACAATGGTCTCCAGAACTTGCTCAAGACGTTGCGGCATTCCACAACATCGATGCTGAAGCTGAATTAACAGCTTTATTATCTGAACAAGTTGCGGCTGAAATTGACCGTGAAATCTTACGTGACTTACGTAAAGGTGCGGCTTGGACATTACGTTGGGATTACAACGGATGGAAGCGTCTGAACAACCAATCAACTCCTTACACTCAAAAGGACTGGAATCAAACGTTGATTACTGCAATCAACCAAATTTCAGCTCAAATCCACAAGTCTACTTTAAGAGGTGGAGCTAACTGGATTGTTGTATCTTCTGAAATCAGTGCAATCTTTGATGACTTGGAATACTTCCACGTATCAAACGCAGCTCCTGAGCAGGACCAATTCAACATGGGTATCGAGAGAGTTGGTACATTAAGTGGTCGTTATCAAGTATACCGTGACCCATACTTCCCAGCTAACACTGTGTTGATTGGTCATAAAGGTACTTCTTTATTGGACACTGGATATATCTACGCTCCATACGTACCGTTACAATTAACTCCAACAATGTATAACCCATTCAACTTCACACCTATCAAAGGTATTATGACAAGATACGCTAAGAAAATGGTTAATAACCGTTTCTACG